CGCAAGAAGATTTTTTGCTTCAAGTAAATACAATGATTGAGAAAAATGCAAATTAAACCAAAATGTTCAGTTAAGGATTGCGAAAGAAAACATAAAGCCAAAGAATATTGCGCTAAACATTATCAGAGGTTAAAAGCAAACGGGGGGCCTTCTTTAAAACAAAAAAGAAAAATTCTACAAATCTGCTCAATTGAGGGGTGTAGCCGCTCCACAAAAAGCTGGAATTTATGCTCTAGGCACTATTATAAATTGAGAACTAAGGGCCTAAATGGCGATTATAATATTGTCAATGATGATGAAGCAAGATTTAAATCGAATTCGATAATTGACGAGAATGGGTGCTGGCGCTGGCGCAAAAGTAAATCTCATGGCTATGGAAGGACGGTTGTAAAGAGAAAAGCTACGTCTGCTCATAGAGGGAGTTGGACTATTTTTATAGGAAAAATACCAAGCGGAATGCAAGTTAATCATAAATGCCATGTGAGAGACTGCATCAACCCAGATCATTTATACCTCGGAGATCAAAAACAGAACATGAGAGATATGAAACAAGCAGGTAGGCAAAAGATTTTAAAAGGATCTGGAATAGGCAACTCTAAACTACAAAACGCAGATATCTTGCAAATCAGGGAAATTTCAAAACGAGGAGTTTCTACAAAAGAAATATCGCAATTGTTTAAAACCTGCTTGTCAAATATCCGACAGATAGTAGCTTATAAAACTTGGAAGCATGTTTAGCAATTCACAAAATGGAAAAGATTGCTTGGGAAGAAAAGTTTAATGTTACCGAAGAGGATTTAATAACGATAACTAACAAAATGCTAGAAAATGCAACAGATTAAAATCGAAAACATTATCAAGGTTTCTAGCAATAAAATCTATGCAGGCGCGCATTGGAGAGAAAGAAGCAAGCTGAAAGAAAGTTATTTATGGCTGACAAAATCTCCTTTTAAGAAATTAAAACCAATCAGTGGAAAAGTTGATTTAGATTTTCAATTTTTCTTTGCGTCTAGGCCGCTAGACAGCTCTAATCTCGGCTACATGGCAAAGATGATTGAGGATTGCTTAGTTACCTATGGAATTTTGCAAGATGATTCGATTAAGTATGTCGGGCAAATTTCTTTGGAATCTTTCAAGAGTAAAGAAAAAAACCAAGATTATTGCATTTTAACATTAAACGAAAAAACTATTTTATGACTAATCTTTATCCAGTAAGTAAGCGCAAGCCTAAAACTTCACTTGAAAAAAGCGTTGCGGCTACAATTACAATGTCTCCTTTAAAACTAAACAAACACAAAGAATTTTCTAAATCAATTGGGGAATCTTTGTCTGAGTTTTACCGAATTGCGGCTGACATGAGAATGAAAAAAGAAAAAATCAAAATAAAACATGACTAAACATTTGTTTTTTACAAACTACGCCGAAGCTATTTACATGATGAAAGAGTTTGGGGTCAAGTTTACTGATTTAAATAAATTGGGTGAATGGCATGTCGCACCTGAATCAGAACATATTTTTGAACAAAAAGAAGGCGACATTGGAATTCAGGATGATGGGGATTATTTAGCGATAGCCAGAGCTTGTGAGTATGAGGATTTTGTAGAATTTAATGAGAAAAAAAGCCCAAGCAAATATTGGAGAACTATCATGCGCGACAATAAGCTCTTCTTTCAACCCGAAACCGAATAAAATGATAATAAAAGATAAAGCTACGATTGATAAGATAAAGAAGATTGCTTCTAAGGACATCTTACTAGGTGGAATGGTGGCTATTCTCAGGCGCGCAAAGCTAACTGAAATGACTACCGTTGGCGGGTTTGCTTTACAGGTAGAAAGATTTGGGTTTAGAATGGATTATTTAGACGCGCTGATTAAGAATTTTGCTAAGACTGGAGTGACTGATAAGGCTAAGAATTTAAATCTTATCCGAGAAGAATTATTGAGAACTTCTAAACTTGCTCAAAAAATTTAAGATGGCTGTTAAAATAGGATTCCAAAGATTAAGCATTTTAAGAAAAAAGATTGCAACAAAGATAAAAGCAAAAGAAACCCACGAATCAACTACAAACATTGCGACGCGGTAGATTGCATCGATGGCAACACGAAAGAATTGGGCGAAGATAATAACAGCAAGCAAAATGAAAGCCCACCAAGTTTTTGAAAGACCTAACCTATCCCAGTTTGTAGATGGATCTGGTGCGTTTTTTAGAGCTTCCTCGGCACTTTCCTGATTAAGAAAGAACTTAAGTAGGTTTGGAATTTTAATTGATCCTACGGCCTTCTTAAATAGAGCTTCTAGCTTAAGGGTAATAGTATCTAAAAAACTATTTACTTGATTAGGATCTGTCATATTCTTTTAATTTTGTTAGTTATTTTCCACACCAGCTTTTTTTCTTTTCGCCGTTGTAAGCTCTTGCATATCCTCTATTGATTAATTCTTCTGCTAAATTATTATCTTGAATTGCAACATTGGCAAGCACGCGACCGCCAAATTTATCCCATTTAATATCTGAAAAAGTTGCTTTATTTCCTAAAACCTTAAAAAAACTTTCTGTAAATTTTGAGGCTTTAATGGCTAAGTCAGCTTCTGCTTTGCATTTAGCTCTACCGCCTTTTTCAGGGGTATCTATTCCCAAAACTCTTACCGATAGTTTTAATTCTTTTGGAAGGAATGGAGCTTCAACTTCAATTGTATCGCCGTCAATTACTCTAATTACTTTCCATTCGTAAAGGTCTGCAAAAGCAGGAGCGCAAAAAGTTAGGTAACTTAAAAAAATAACTAAGGGTATTGTTTTCATAAATGGCTATATTGGTCTAATGTCTTTAGTTACTTTCCAAACGCCGTTTTTAAGCTCAGCAGTGCCAAACTCATTTCGGTTGTCAGAGTCGCGTATTCCGGTTTGCATGTGAACGCAGCCTCTTTCAACAAAACATTTGTCTACGCTAACGCCGGATTTTTTAATAGATAAAACAACATCAACAGGAGCCATTCCGACAACATTAAAATCGCAAGCTAAAAATTGCATGTGCCAACTATTTGGAGAACCTTTTACGGCTTTATTTAATTCACTATTACGAAAACCACTAGAAATTATGATTTGCAACGGAAAAGCCGCTTTTGATTTCTTTTTAGTCCAAGGGAAAAAAGGGATTAACGATTTATTTTGTTCTGTTAGTAAAACTTTTTCAATTGCGTTGTAAAGCTCTTGCATTTTATCGGCAAGGCGCAAGCCAGCGGTAAGTTGATTAAGATCAGGAATGTTTTTTATTCCTAATCTTGTAGCGGTGACTGAGTTTAAAAACTCTTCAGGAGCGAAATTTTTTCTGCGAAGGTTTTCTTTAGTTACGATTGAGGACATTCTTTTCTCCTGATGTCTTTGTAATTACGAAGTGAGCTAAAAAATTGGTAATCAAACTCGTTTTGATATTTTAAAAATGATTTTTTATCACTTTCTGAAATTATAATGTCAGGAAATAACAAGCAACCAGAGGTTTGGTATTTTACTTCAGGCTTTACCTTAGAGCTACAGCTTGAACTACAAGCCAGAAATAAGATCAGACTTAGAAAATTTAGAGTTTTTGGCTTTAATTTCTTCGGCATTTTTCACGGATTTAATTAGAGAATTGTTTGATTTATTTTCTTCTTCAAGAGTTTCATTTTTAATTTCAAGAACTTGGTTTTTTCTTTTCAAGAAAGGAATAAAAAAAGCAATAATTGCAGAAGCTACAACCAGAAGGCTAGTTAGAATTTTTATCATCTTTAATAAAGTTTTTAAATTTTTCGGTAGCTAGTACTCCACGAGCAAAAGCAAAGATTCCTAAAATCACAATGTGAAATCTCATCTCTTCCCAATGCCCTGTAGAAATTAAGAAAGCAAGAATTATCCAACTTTGAGCCACAAAATGATTGATAATTCTAAGGTCAGCATAACGCTTTGTAGACACGGGAGATTCTTTTTCAGAAAGTTTTTCAATGTCTGGAAAAAAAGCATTTAAGAATTTTCTAATCATTTTGAATTAAATTTATTTTTACTTTTTTCAGTATTAAGATCTAATTTTGTATCAATTAATTCTTTAAAAGCATCAAATTGTTTACTAAAATCCGTAAATTTAGATTCTATTAAAGTGCAAAGATGTTCTACAGTTGTTTTGTATTTATGGCGGAATGCTTCATTTTCTTTTTGATCTGAAAAAGTCCTTTGATCTACACCAGATAACTTTTCTTTTACGTTATTGATAGTCATTTCTATTTCTTTAACTTTTGAAGACACCCTGCCAGTAATTGTTATGATGTAAACAAATGCCCCAAATATTGTTGTAGCTATTCCAAAAATAGTCGCGACGGCACTAAGATCAATATTTAACATATTTTAAATAATTACCTCGTTAATATCAAACGCTTCTACTTCTTCTATTGTAGAAAGAGCGTCCACGGCAGCTCTGCGAGCATCGCAAAGATTATAAGCCAAGTTCTTTCTCTCTTCGTAGTGGTTCGATAGATTTTTGAGCTCTTGTTTAGTCAAAACAATTGGGACTTTAACGCCATTAAGGTAACCTCCCCAACGCCTAGTGATATCATCAGGAATAAGCACAGCAGACTGGAAAATGTTGATTTCTGGCCTAGTTGTAACATAATAAGAGTTTCCATTCTCGACTTTTGCCAAAAGATCGCCCCCAAGACTAGCCGCCCTTAAGTTTTTAATTTCTTCCTTTTTTTCGTTTTTGGCTATGGTAAGAAGAACATCATACCACAAATTCTGCAAATCTTGTTTGCTTGGCTTTGAAACCGTGTTGTCATCGTACCAAATAAGAGACTCGTAATCCTCGCCAACAGAATATTTTGCTCCAGAAAATTTATATTGTAAGATGGTTTGAATATCCATAGGAATATCCGCAATCGTTTGCCCTTTTGAAAAAAGATTTTTAATAAAACTAAATATTCCCATTTTATCCTTTGATTTCAGTTAGGATTATAGTACTAGCAGTTCGCGAAAATGCTGCTGAGTTGGTATCGGTAAGAGTTCTATTTAATAAGATAGTCGAAACATTGTCCGGAGATGACCATTTCACACTATAAGTGGTAGCTGTGTTAGCAGCCGGTGAATCTACAAAATCTATAACAACAGAACCAAGCGAACCTACAGAAGGAGAGTAATAAACCGCCGCGTCTTGAGTTCTACTACCTCCAGCTGACCCGTTGCAAATTTTAGTAGCGCCTCTAAATAACTGGAAGTTTCCACGAGCTAAAGCAGTACCACCTACTTGCAAAACAACAGTAACTCTAACCTCATTATTAATATGCCCAGGTGTAATTGTAGCAGCTATTCCTGCTATGGCTGCATAAGTTGAAGAAGTAGTCGAGGCGGTGTCTGTTTTAACAATACCTATTGTTTGAAGAGAAGTGCCTAGTGGTAAATTCGCTGATGTGTATCCTGTGCAATTTGTTAAAACGCCGGAGGCGGGTGTACCGAGTGCTGGAGTTACAAGAGCTGGAGAAGTTGCGCGAACTAAACCACCAGAGCCAGTTGAAGCTGCACCACCTAGCGTATTGACCATTGCAGCAACTGTAGTGTCATCAAGAACGGTTCTAGCCGCGCTTGTAAAATCAGTAGTTGAAAAAGTATTTATTCCTGAGCCATAAATAAGTTGATCGGCTGCAATAGATGTCGCAGCTAAACCAGTAAGCGTGGGGGAGCTATCTTGCTTTACTGATAAAGCCAAGCCTATATTTCCTAAGTCAGTATCATCTAAAATTGTACCATTACGATCTGGGAAAGTATACGTCCTGGCAGCCGTGTTTGAATTTGTGAAAAAACTTGTAAATGTATTGGCTACGTTTTTAAAATTTATTTTAAAAAGAGTTAGGCCAGCGTAACCGCCACTTGTGTCTTTTGCAATGGTTTGCTTTAAAGCTAACGCATCAAACACTGCATTTTGTGAAGGGGCGATTGTTGTAACGCCATCGACAATGGAATCCGCTACTTTTGCACTAGCGTAAGTCACTACAGCACTTTGGCTTGGGTACAATGTAGCAGAATTAGCTGTCATCGTTCCATCGGTGCTTTTATTAGCTACATCTTCTGGCGTGTAAGAAATACCACCTTTTTTCCAAATTGTACCGTCATAAATAATTAAATCTCCTAAGACAAAAGTAATTGTACCGCTTCCTAGATTTTGCGAGCCAGCAACCGAAACTAAATAATTATCACCAGTAATTCCTATGCCATCGGCAAGGACAGGAATATTTGTTGAGGCATTCCAAGATCCTTTGTAGTTTTCACCATTAACAGAAATCCAGTTTGCCGCTCCTTGGGTTGCATTAATTAAAATGTAAAGTTTCCCTGAAGATGAATTAAACCAAATAGAGCCAAAGCTAAAACCTTTTGAGCTATCGTCATTGACTGTTGGCGTAGAAGTTGCGGCTGTCTCATTTTTTACTGAATCAAGTAGGGAAAAAAGTAAACTATTCATTTTACTTTAATTACTCAAATTTAATATTAATCGCAGCTAGTTCTTCAATAGAAGATGCCTTATTGATTGCGTCGTAAAAAACACTTTCTTGTTTGAATGCAGAAGTTTCTTGAGTTTCCATCGCCTTTTTAAGCGCGGAGGTTTCAGTCTTGCTTAAAGACACCCAAGAAATATTATCAGCTAATCGCCAATCTATTGGGTAATCAGTAGAAGCTAAGCTATTTACTTTTGAGAAAAATAAAAGTTTTGCGGATTTCGTAGCTGTAAATTCGTAACCGCCAACGGTGAGGTTTGCATATTGGAAAATCTCACGCGCTGATTTTACTTCGGCTATTTTTGCAATTTTTGCTTGCGACAATTCATAAGCAATAATTTCACTCTCTGAAGCTAAAACCCAATTTTCATCGGGAACGCCATTGAAAAATGCTAAACTATTGTCGTTTAAATTTCTGTAAAACATATTTTATTTAGTTAAATCTTCAATTGATATTAGGAAAACTTTTATCGCACTTACGCCACCAGAAAATTCCCAATTGCGATAAGAAAGAACTCCATTATCGTTAAAAATTTGTCCAATTCCTGAAACGCCAAAACCGTTATTAGTAGTAATGCTTGTGCCTCTTAAACCTGTTACATTGCCAACATCCCCAGTACCTGTTTGTGATTGTAAATTACCCCAAACTGAAAACGAGCTGTTTCCCGCTCCGGTTAATCCCAGTTCAATTTCAGTCATGGCCCTATTTACCAACGCTGGAAAGGCAGAGGATAAAGTTGCAGTTGATCCAGTTTGTGAAACTGCTGCTACTAACACTTGGTCTGCGTAATCAGTTGTTCTATTCGTCCAAGTTCTGCCTAGGTGGTAAAATGGAATAATATTGCCGCTTGAATTAGTTTTTACAAAAGCACCTTTAATTCTGAATGATTTTGTAAATCCACTTGGAAGCGTTGGGCTAGTCGGACTAGCTGAAAATAAAAAATCAGCAACTAAGGTTGTTGGATTATAAATTGCATAGCAATAATACCAAGTAGAATTGGCCTTAGTACCGGTGTCTAAACCACCTTGATTCGTTCCAGCCACCCAAGAGGCATCTAATCTTTTAATAAGTGCCGCTACTACAGCTTGCCCGCTTCCATCAGAAAATTGAAAAACTCCCCCTGTAAAATCAATATCATTGTTTGCGTCGGTAGTATTGTTAGCAATAACAATATTGCTTGGTAATAAAGCTAGCCCTTCTAATGATTCTGTTGCACTTCGCGCTTTAACAACTATAAAAACACCGTTAGCTAAATCATATCTTAATTCTATATCGGCGTTGGCGGGAATATCACCAGCAGAAGTTGCGGTAGTTCCGTCTGATTTTTTGATTGATTTAGGGCCCAAGGTTGCAACATTTACAGTTGAAGCCCCAGTGTTAGCATTGTCTGGTCTAAATCTAACCCGCATGCCGTCAAAATAAGCGTGAGGTGATCTAAGTGTGCCAATTGCTGTCAAGACATAGGCATTCGCCGTTCCTGAATCAGAATAAAAATCAGCTCCAGCGGCGTTGATTGCCATTGCAATGCCTGTTTGGTTTAAATTACCAGTAGAAGGAGTTTGCCCGCTTGATATGACCGCGTTATCTAAGTCGGCTAATTGATTCCATTCTGATGCGTCTACTGTATTGCCATCTACTTTTGATGTAATAAAATCTGCCATGATATTTATTTAAAATAATAAAGTTGAAATAGAGCTTTTTTTAAAGGGTAAAGCCATTCGGAAAATCAAGAATATCTGAAAACGATATTTGTATTTGCGGGCTTTAGCTTTTGAAAAAAGCAGTTTAAAATTGATGGGGCGTAAGATGTTAAGGTGAACGGCAGCGTTAAAGGAAAGCCACTAGGGGCAAGGCTTGCTGGTAAAGTTACAACAATCGTAAACGGGGCAGCACCAGCACTTAATAAAATAAAAGGCAGAGTTAAAGGAAATGTCGAGGTTTCCACTCCAGTTTCAACAACGACAGTATAGCCAAGAGTTAAGGCAATAGTTTCGAATTGCTTTTTTGTAGTTGCGTTGATTCCTGACAACTTCAAAAGAATATTAAGCCTTCTTTGTTCAATAGTTCCCGTGTTTGAAATGCAAGAGTCAGGAATTCCAACAAAAGTTTCCCATTCTTCAATCAGAGCGGTTGTGTTGTTCGGATTATATTCGTCATAGACTTCATTTATCGAATCTCTAAAAACTCCCCATTGCGCGGCCAACCCGATTAAAACTTTTCTTAAATTTGAGCCTTCTTTATTTTTAAGCGCGTGAAGTCTATCGTTTGGTAAATAACCAGCCAGGACATCGGCTTGCTCACTTGATGATCTGATATTTACAAAAGTCATGATGAAGGATAAGTGATTGTGCCAATAACTGCCAACTCAGTGTCAGCGATTGTAATTGCTGCAGTCGGTGTCGTTAAAGTAAAAACAGGGCTATTTCCATCGGCATCAATTACGCTGTAAATTAAAGCGTTATACTCATTGGCCGGAATGTCTAAACCAACAGCTACCGAGTCGCTTTTAAAATAATCGGTTAAAGTTGTAGTGATGGCTGTCCTCATTGCAGTCGTGTTAGGACTCAGCGCGCTAAATGTAAAAGGAACGCTAACGGCAGTTGGTGCGCTTACAACAACATAGCTGTCTGGTGTGTTTGCTGGTTTGATTCCAGTGTCGACATCAATGATTGCATTTTTTACAGCTGTAACCTGAGATCCTGTCGGGATTATAGTTGTGTCGTTGTCTCTTGTGAAATAGATCGTAACATAACCAGCGGAAGGGGTTGCTGTTTGCACCCAAATTCTAGTTACTCCACTTACTTTCTCTTTGATAAAAATAGGAATTCCTGCCGCCGTAAAAGGTGCTGTAAAATTAGCGGTTCTTTCTTGAAGTCTAGTTCTGAGCGAGTCATCATCTTCTAAATCTAAACCTTCTGACAAACCATCGTAAGAAACGAAGCAGCTATTATCAACATTTACAATCGGACTAACTAGTGTAAATTCTGAGCCGCTAACTGAATTGCCGTCAACCCCAAAATCATCCGCCAAAATGTCAATGTACGCAGTTGTGGCTGTAAAAAGAATTGTTCCTGTCGCGGGCGTAGCTGGTGAACCGGCGACGGTATAGGTAAAGGTTGTTGTGCTAGTGACGGTAATTGTTGCCGTAATGTTATAAGCTGCCTGACCAGCTCCAGAAATAGTGACAGAAATTCCAGTTGCTAAATTATGATCACTTACTGTTGTTACGGTTGCAGTAGTTCCGCTTCGTGTAATTGAGGCAACGCTACTGGATGACGTAGAAATTGAAGTTGTTGTCAAAGTGGCGTATTGCGTACCATCTGCTTTTTGTACTAAAGTTCCAACAGGAATTGAAGTCCCAGCAGTTCCAGTAAAAACAACAAAACCAGTCGCTTTGACAGAGGATTCTCTAGTGATTCCAAAGAAGGAAGCCCAAAGCTCCAGGTATTCATCCGTTGCAGTTTGCGGAAAAAGCTGGAGTAAAAGTTGTTTAATTAGGTCGTTATTTTCATCAAAGCCAGCAGCCATCGCATTAACTAAACCCTTGATTCCGCTATTACGAATATTCGGGTCGATATGTTTTGAACTATCTAATTGGCCAGCATTAACAGCAAGAATCAACTCGTTTGAAAGTCTTGATTGTACTTCTGAAATAGTTGGAAATGTTATAGTCATTTTAAGTTGCCACGAATAAATTGTAGTAGGTACTGTTCTTCTGCAAGCTGTTAATCAGGCCAATGTCTAAGGTTATGCCAGTGCCGCTTTTAGTTGCGGCCACGTTAGCCTTAGAAATAATTTTGTCCTCTGTCATCCACTTCAAACCATCGGAAACTGCGCTTTCAAGCAATCTTAAATTGCTTTCAGTATTTCTTGCTTGATTTGTGTAAAGCCAAAATAATGACCCTACTTCGTAGCCTTCAACATCACTGAATTCATTTGTAAAATGCCCGCGACGCAAGAATGGGTCAGAGACTTGGGATTCGGAAGCTCTTTTTTCTGCAAATACAGAAAGGTATAGCGCGGTATCTAGGCCATTGGTAAGCTCAAAATCGCCGTTAGCAAAATCAATGTCCCAGTCGCCGTTCGAATCTTGCTTGAATTTTAAATCAATGGCCATAGTTTGAGAAAGTTAGGCGGAAAACCTATTTTTTCTTCGCTTTTTTACCAACCCGAAAATCAAGATTTTATGATACTCAAAGGATTCATCACCGAAATGAAAGAAGGCGGCAAGAGAGCGAAGGTTCAAACTTTTGAGAATGAAATAATTGATGATGTTTTAATGCTTTACGGATACGGCGAGGCAAGCAATATTCAGCCCGACACAACTAGCTTGGTTCTGTTGCTTTGCCCGCTTGGAAGCAAGACTAATGTTTTTGGCGTTCCTTACAATGTAACTTTGCAACCTACACTTGCAGCTGGCGAGAAAGCCGTTGGCAATTTTAAGATAGGTAACAAAATCACATTTAAAGCAAACGGCGATGTTGAAATTACTTCTGCTTTATCTTCATTTTCGGGCATTGTCGATGTAGCAGGAGTTTACAAAGTTGACGGCGTGCAAGTTGTCGGTAATCAAGGTGCTGCCGTTGCTGCACCGACTGGCGGCGCAACTATTGACGCTGAAGCTAGAGTTGCAATCAATGCAATCATCTCTAGAATGACTGCGCACGGTTTGATTCTTTAATAATTCAAATTAAATTTCTTAAAAATGATAAAAGATTTTTGTTGCAGCGACTTATTGGCTGTAATTGGTTTCGCTTTAATGGCGCTATCAATTATAATAAACAGGAAAGAGAGTGAAAAAAAGTTTGCTGAGCTAGAAAAAAAACTCTCAAAGAATCAAACCGTAAGTAGTCATTCTTGCAATATAAGAAAGTTGATAAATTATGAGTTAAACAATTGACGCAATTCTGTTAATAAAGACATGATAACTCTTTCAGACAATAAGATTGAGAAAGGGCAAAAGATATTCTGTCGCTCTGGCCACCATTGCGCCACTCTTAATAAAGAAGTTTTTTCAGGGGATCTACTTTCGTGCGAATCTTTTGAATGGGCTAAACTACAAAAACCGTCTTTGGACGGAGGAATTTTAGAGCCTTGTTCTATTTGTGGAGAATTTTATTATGTTAATGGTGACGACGACACTATCTTATTGATTGTTGGAGTTGATTAAGCAATTTTAATTAAATATGAGTAAAACAATTGACGCAATTCGTGTTAAGAAAGACATTTGGCTTGATAAAAATCAAGATCTGCAGGAATTTGTTGTAACTAACGGCCAATCAGTCATTGGGAAAAGCATGGTCAATTCTGAATTGTTAAAAGAATTTGAAAAAAGGGGTTTGCTGATTCCTTCTATTTAAATCTGTTAGGCACTTCTAATTAAATTCTTTGCAAAACTTCCGCCATCAGCAATTGGCGCACCTTCTACCGTGAAAGCCCCTCTTTCAACAATTGAAAGCTCTGTAAAAGTGCCTTGCGAACTTTTGCTGTAAGAAACGCCCTGGATTAAAAATTGGCCATTAACTTGGCAACGGTCATCAGTAAGTTGAACGAGGGTGTTTGGAGTCCATAAAGCACCTTGGTTTCTTTGTGTGTAAAACCCTTGCACTTTGCAATTGTATCTTGAGCCTTTTGCTTTCCGCACGTTAACGCTCCATTTCGCAAGGTTGTTTAAAGAGAGGGCTTTTGTTGCTGTTGACATTGTTACGCGCTTTCTTCGAGTATCTCTAATTACTGAATCAATTGCGATTGCGCTTTGATTTACTGA